CGGTACTGCCAGCCGGCGCAAAGAAGGTGACCGTGGATAAGGCGTTCGTGCGGAAAATAAACCGCAACGGCGCGACAACCGCAACCGAGTTAGATCACGACGGCAACCCCGTCCCGTTCTAGCCATTTGGCTGGGGTGGGCAATCCCCACCCTAGCCAGAAAGATTTTATGGAAATCCTAACAATCGTAATTCAAATAATGCTGCCGCTGGTATCCGTCGCGCTGGGCCTGCAACTAATGCAAGCAATCGGGAGGTGGAACTGATGGCGCCGATCATCGTCACCGCTAAAACGGAATCGGCTCACTACTACCTAAGGTCGGGTGAGTCGTGCCACGGTGATCTGCGATCCGCCCGCAAGGTGGGGGCGTTTCCGTCCGTGACCACAATCTTGGCGGCAGCAGGCCCGCAAAAGACTGGGCTGATAAATTGGCAAGTGGAGCAGGCGATGTCCTCATCGCTAACCCTGCCACATATTGAGGGCGAATCGCTGGCCGATTTTGCCAAGCGAGCAGTGCTGGACAGCAGAAAAGAAACTGAGGCCGCAGCTGCCCGCGGTACTCACGTTCACTCCCTGGCTGAAATCATAATTAACGGCGAGGAGCCGGGTGAGCTTGTAAAAGGCTACGAGGAGCACTATGCGGGCTTAAAAGAATGGCGTGATTGTTGCGTGTCGAAAGTCCACGCCAGTGAGTCCGTCCTAGTGAACGAGGCGGAAGGCTATGCAGGCCGAGTGGATTTAATCGCCGACATCCACGGAGTGATTGAGGTGGTAGATTTTAAGACGCGTAAATTTAAGAACGGCAAAGCGGCAGGCTACGAAACCGATCTGCTTCAACTCAGTGCCTATGCGTACGCTTTTACGGACGAGGGCATGGCATGCCGAAACATTCTGATCGATCCAGTCACCGGCCAGCTGCAGGAGATCCGCTACACCGACGAGCAAGTTGCCCAGGCGTTCGATGCGTTCACGTCCATCTGCAAGGTGTGGCGCTGGCTTAAGAAGTACGACCCGCGTGAGGTGCAGAATGATTGAGGTACTGCCAGAGGAAACCACCCACGACCAGTTGCTTAACCGCGTCCGTTCGCTTGCCCGTCAGTTAGCGGAGGCGAAGGCAGCGCTTGCGGCTAGCGAGGCACGCGAGAACGATCTGATCGATCGGATTCGAGGTGGGCTATGAGAGTGGCCGCCTGCATAGCGGCGTTGCTGGGTCTAGCCAACAGCCAAGGCTCTAACGTGATGATCGATCTGCGGCCGCAGCCTAAAAAGATTAAGGTGCGCATCACTGGCTACTGGCCGGGTGAGGATGAGTGGAGCAGTCGTTATCAATCGAGCACCGGCACACGCCTGCGGGCTGGCCGTCACTGTGCCGTCGATCCCGACATCATTCCGCTGTGGAGCAAGATCCGCATCCTAAACGGTAAGCGGGAGTGGCTGGCCGTCGATACCGGCACGGCGGTTAAGAGCAAGAAGGCCAGCCGAGGCAAGCTACCGGTGGTGGATGTGTTTGCCGCTAGTGAACACCAATTTAAAGCAATGAAGTTGCCCAAAGTGGCGACGGTGGAGGTGTGCAGGTGAAGAAGCGTGGTGATACACGGCCTACTTTTCGGAGGCTGGGCGTGATCGTCGGCAAGTTGCGACGCAATCTGACCCTGCCCAGCACTTACAGGTTGGGGGCCGAGCTTGAATGCAGTTACAAAACGATCCAGCGGGACATGGATCTGCTGCGGGATTTCTTTGGTTACCCGCTGGAATACGACCGCAAAAAGTACGTGTGGAAACTGGCAGGGCCGTTGCCAAAGGCGGTGCTGTGAGCCTGCAGGAACTATTAACCATGTTCTCCGGCCGCATCATCGGCACCTACACGCCGGAGCAGTACGCCGACTGTGTGCGAGAGGCCCGCGCCAATCGCATGCGTTGGGGAATGGGGCAGTGGTGAGGGAGGAATATCAAATGAAACATCCATCAGAGGCTATGCTTGCAATCTTAAAAATTCAAAACACTGATGAGGTTAATTCAATAAACGAATCTGAGCTGTCATTAATTCTGCGAGAATGTGAGCGACTAACGTTGATTATTGAGCAGTTAAAAGACCGAGCAAGAAAACTGCTAAAAGATGGTAGCACAATAAATGGATGGCGAGTCGAGACACGGGACAAGCGAGTAATTAATGACCATCAAAAATGCTTTAAAAGAATAGCCAGTGTCTTTGGCTCTGAAATCGCAATATCGTCGAGCAAGGTAAATCTAACTGCTGCGGCTAAGTTAGTGGAGCAACTTCGTGCTGTTACGCCAGAAAAGGCTACCACTTTAATCAATAGCGAGCTTGCTGGGCTTTTCGACATTTGCTCAACGGATTACTTGCTAAAAGTCCGTAAATATACAGCCGGAAAGTGGTGTGTTCGATGAGCGTAAAACGCATCACCTGGCAAATCGAAATCCTTGAGCGGGCTAAGAAAAGCCTGATCGACGGCCGGTTGGTCATAGCACGCAGTCGGCTGGATATGGCGCTGCATATAGCCAAGGAGCTGCTGAAGCGGGCGCAGACGTACCAGAAGCGAGACGCGGAGAAGAAAAAATGAGGGCGTTGTCGTGGCTTTTATACTGGTTAGGAGATCTGGTTAGCAGGACTTTGTGCCGCTGGGGCTTGGCCGGATCGCTCTATCAGAAACTGATGCTTTGGTCGGTCGAATGCGACAAGGATTTTAACGTATGGAAAGAAGTCAAACCCCGCAAAAGGAGAAAACGCAAATGAAAGATCTTGGTAAAATTACTTTTGGCAAATCACGGCCTGCGCCCAAGCAGATTCTGGTCGACGTAACCTATGACGCCAAAACGGCAAAGGCTCTCCACGCATTTGGGCTGAAGCAGTTAAAGAAAGACTCCGAAGCGGTGATCGAGTATGTCATCGTCAAGGCGCTGGAAGGGTTTGCCAAAAAATGATTGCACTGCCCCCAGCCACCGAGGCCGTTTACCACAACGGGGCGCCGGAAGGTGAGCGCAACACGCAACTGTTCCGCATGGCGTTGCAATTCCGTGATCAGGGGTTGTCGCAGTTTGATGCGGAGTCAGAGGCAGAGATCTGGGGCTTTAAGAATGGGCTAACCCAGAATGAATGCGTGGCAGCCGTGAAATCCGCTTACAGCAAGCCAGCCAGGGAGGCGTGGAGGCCAAAAGCCAAGTATGGCTACCAGAACGGTGCGATCGTGCGAGAGGATCTGCCGGTGCCACCGATGCCTAAAAGCGTAGAAGCCCAGCCGGTTGAAAAATTCTTAGCCGAGGCTTTTGAATTGGGAGAAAGTATTAATATCTGTCGATCTATTAAGGACGGCGATCGTGAGAAGCCTGACGGTACTGGCGAGACTAGAAAACGTGAGGAGTGGTTAGAGCTATACAAAGGGGACGGGCTGAAAGAGTGGCAGGGGTCAGCCGTTGGCGTTTACGTATCAATTAACCCTAACAATGGGAAGGGCCGCAAGAAGGAGCATGTTACTAAATGGCGTCACGTCCTAATTGAATTTGATGAAAGCACACTAGATGAACAGTGGAAAATTATTAAAAAAAGCGGATTGCCTACTACTTGCATCATAAAGAGCGGATCACGCAGTCTGCACGCATGGGTAAAAATTGACGCTGATAACGAGGCTGAATTTACTGAACGTGTTAATTTTATATTCAAGCATTTGGAGCACAGCAAAGTAGATTCTTCAACAAAGGATGCCGGCAGGTTGTCGCGTTTGCCGGGAGCAATGAGGACGGCCACAGGCAATCAGCAGGAGCTAGTAGAATGTGGTAAGCCATCGATCTCATTCTTACAGTGGAAAGAGCGCATTTTGTTTGGCGATATACCCGATCCCTACAAGTGGGAAGATTTGCTTAATTTCAAAGAGACTGAAGATCCGACCCAGCTATTAGGCAAACGCTGGATTTGCCGTGGCGGCTCGGCGTTGTGGGTGGGTAGTAGTGGGCTTGGCAAGTCGGTGCTGTGCTTACAGGCCGCAATTACTTGGGCGATTGCTGAGTCATTCTTTGGAATCAACCCACACGGCGAGGGTTTAAAATCACTAATCATTCAAGCTGAAAACGACGAGGGAGACGTGGCCGAATCAATCCAAGGCGTATTTAAGGCGATGAACCTTACCGATAAGCAGAAGGAATTAGTTATGGCTAGGGTAACGATCGTGCGTGACTGCACCTCAACAGGAGAGAAGTTTGTTGATCGTGTTCGCCGCTTGGTCGAAAAGCATAAGCCTGACTTGGTCTGGATTGATCCCTTGCTTGCGTTTATAGGCGGCGACCTTTCTAGCCAGGAGACGGCAAGTGCATTCCTGCGAAATATGCTTAACCCGCTATCTCTGTCAGCCGGGTTTGCGTGGATGCTCATCCATCACACCCCTAAACCAGTCAAGGAAGGCAACGGATACCAAGGCGCAGACAAGGCGTATAGCGGCTTTGGCTCAAGCGAGCTGACTAATTGGGCTAGGAGCGTATTAACCCTTGCGCCTTGTGGCGACGATGCCGAAGGAAAGCGGATTTACAGGCTTGAGGTAACCAAGCGCGGTAAGCGGTCTAATCTTAATTGTAAGGGCATTATAGCGCAAAACGCAGTGCAGCCTCACGCCAATTTACGTCATAGCGATGTAGGGCTTGCGTGGATTGCTGCTGATGAGCCTGAACGCAAGACGGCTGGCAGACCGGAGATCGTGGTTAATTTCGATGATTATAAGCACATTGTTGCAAAGGGCATAAGTGCAGGTGATCTTCAAAGTTGCATCCGCAATAAGTCAAAAGTTGGTCACACTAAGAGCCGCGACTTGACGGCAGCTTGGGAGTCAGAGGGTCTGATTAAAAATACAGGCACTGAAAAAGCTAAAAAATACGTATTAAATGAGGATCAAAAATGAGCTTCAAAAGCCTATCACCACTTATTCAAACCCTATCACCGAAAATAGGTAGAACTCCTATTGATGGATATCCCCCCTTTAAGGGGATAACCATTGATAGGGTTCGTTGTTTCCATCCATTGACCATCGATAGGGGCGATTTCCAGCCATTATGATAGATCAAGAAGCAATCGAACGTATTCCAGCGGCAATCCCTCACCCTTCTATGATCATAGATAGCCTGCAAGATCTGGTTTGGGAGTCGTGTAGCGATCTGAAGATCACGGTCACCACGTCATCGGTTGCGACTATGACTAAGGTGATAAAGCATCTTTTCCAGCATTCGGCGGATCATCCTGCGATGGCTAACCGTACCGACACCCTAAGCCATGCAGTGCTGAATATATCGCTCAACCGATCGCCCGAATCGATGACGGCCGTGGCCAAGCGATTCAATCTCACTAAGCAGGCGGTCAGCAAGAAGGTGACTGAGATACACGATCGGTTGGGCATACGTGCACGATCACAGAAAAGCGAGAAGGCCCGTGAGTCTTACCGCAAGCGAGCATACCGCGTACACGCCAAGCGGCGGCGTGAGGCGCCTAAGTTTAATAACGCCGCACTAATGAAAGGCATGAACAAATGAAGCTAAAACCAGTAATAGAAAAACTAAACAACACACGCGACAAGGCGTTGGAGCTGATCGGCAAGACCATCGGCTTAGCGTCTGATGCAGGTGTAATCATCCAGCAGGCAAGAGCAGACGGCCAAGACATTGTGGCTATCTGTGAGGAGGCAGGGATTACTGAAGAGGTGGGCAAGCGATACGAGAAAGTCGCTGCTGCACAGCACAAGCTAGCCAATGGGGACGCTGACCCCGGACTGATGCGCCAAACATATTTGCGTATCGGATTCCTGCCCGACCCCATCACCATGAGTGAGCCTAGTGAACCCAAGCACTTCCTCTTTCCAATCATGCAAGCACGGCAGTGG